TATCGTTCCTCGTTTCTCTTGGGAACGCTGCCTATTTTAGTGGCTCTTTTGTAAATGTAAAGGGGTTTAAAGAATAACGAGTGACTGGATATGCTTTATTGGTCACGCTTTATATTTGCATACTAACTGGCGATATGATAGGGATTATATCGTGACCAGGATAGCCATTATGGTCACATTCCTACCTGTACAGTGGCGGCATAGTGTGCTTGCGGCTATATAAATAAAACCTATTGAGAGTCAATGGCTTATTGTTTTCTGCTATGGGTTAAGGAGTGACTAATTAACGCTATGTAGTCACACACACCATCGCCTAGAAAATCTAACTAGTAATGATAACGATTCTCATTTACGGCATAGTACACCCCCCACCCCCTTAGCTGCTATGTCGTCACGGGGGATGAAGGTTGCATCCTCTCTCTGGCGGGATTTCAATAATCGGGATAGGGTCTTTATAGCTGCAACAACACTATGCAGCAGACAGTCACAAATAATACTTGACAGTCAAACGTAAGTGTGGTATAATATCTATATAGATCGAGACAACAACAGGACAAAGGGCATTGCACCTCATTGAATATGATTCTTAATGATTAATAATTAACAATGATATGCAACAATGCACTGTTCGCTAAAGACTACATAGACTATGCACTGCGCATCTAGCAGTGGTGTCGTGCATCTAGCAACGGCATTGTGCATCTAGCGGAAGAGGGACATAATGATTGACGATAAGACGCAACGTAAACGAGTTAAACTATTACAAAAGCACGACCCTGATGGGGAGTATGATGTCGCGGAGAGAATGCTCTCTTTTGTCGCGCAGTACGTAGAGCATGGGGATGCTAAGCTAGCCTGGGTAGAAGCAGGGTACTCTGAAAGCACTAAGCACCTGGCTATGTCAAAGCTACGCGACAACTGGCGTATCGTTGAATCAATGGTTAAAGAACGTATTGGCCGTCATGTTCCTATGGCGCTAAGCGGTATCATTGAACTAGCTCAGACAGCTAAGCAAGAGAGTATCCGTCTCAAGGCACAGCAAGACATCCTGTTCCGTGCTGGATACGACAAGGCTATGGAGATGGTTGTAACAGACAAAGATACCAAAGAGATGAAGGATGAAGAGCTTCAGAAGGAGCTGCTAACTTTGCTTGGTAAAAATAAGATCCTCGACAACGAAGTTAAACACTAACAACTACTACTACTACAAACTCTACCTTAAGGCGAGACAGTATGCCCCTGTTATTCACACGACAGAACTTTGATCTTCTAATAAAGAAGACAGAAGAACAACAAGAACTAATTGCAAAGCTAACAGCAGAGCTTGCTCTCTGTACTGCTGAACTGACAAGAAAGCCACAGGCTCGAAAGAATGCAGCTAAGTCCTGAGGTTCTAGCCACGCTCTCTGTTGAGGAGAAGCGCAGGGCGTTAGAGCTTCTTAGAGAAAGCAATGAGCGAGTAAAGTACAACAAGAAAGCTCACTTCAATCTCTATGAATGGCAGAAGAACCTAGCCAATGCTTCTAAGGATGCTCATCAAATCCTTGCTATGTGTGCTAACCAGATTGGTAAGTCTACCGCTGGTGCCTACGTAACAGCTTGTCATCTAACAGGACTATATCCTGACTGGTGGGAAGGACAAAGGTTTACTAAGCCTATCTACTGCTGGGCATCTGGTGTATCTAACGACACTACACGAGACATCCTACAGACAGAGCTGTTTGGTTTGGCTGAGGATAATGAAGGCAAAGGAACTGGTATGGTTCCGTTAGAGTGCATCGGTGAGATGACAAGGAGACGAGGTGCGACTGGTAATACCTACGATTCTGTTATGGTGCAGCATCACGACAGCAACGGCAAGCCTGATGGTTGGTCGCGTATTGGCTTCAAGTCGTATGAGATGGGTGAAGAGAAGTTCTATGGCAGACCAGTAGACTGGGTATGGCTTGATGAGCAGCCGCCCTCTAATATCTACACTCAGTGTATTACTCGTACAGTAGCCACTAACGGATTCGTTATGATGACGTTCACGCCAGAGGATGGTGTGACTCCTGTAGTAAATCAGTTTATGAATGATATCAAACCAGGGCAATGTCTGATACAGGCTACCTGGGATGATGCCCCTCATCTTGATGAACAGACAAAGGAACAGCTACTTGCTCAGTATCCGCCGCATGAAAGAAAGCTCCGTAGTCAAGGCATACCAGTGTTTGGGTCGGGACTTGTTTTTCCAATATCTGAAGATCAGATTACAGTTGAGCCTTTTGAAATACCTGACCATTGGAAGAGGATTGCTGGCCTCGACTTCGGCTACGATCACCCGACAGCTGTGGCGTGGATTGCAATTGATCCTGATAGTGATACATACTACGTGTACGACACTTATGCAAGCCGTCAAGAAACGGCTATAATGCATTCTGCGGCCATTAACGCTAGACCCGCATGGATACCAGTGGCATGGCCTAAAGATGGCTTACAGAGCGATAAGGGCAGCGGAGTGAGCCTTGCTGAGCAGTACCGACAGCAGGGAGTTAACATGCTACATGATTGGGCAAGAAACCCTAAAGCTTCTGGGGATACTGGCAAGGGCAACAACTTCATTGAACCATCAATCATGGAGATGTTGCAAAGGATGGAGACAGGGCGATTCAAAGTCTTCTCTCACCTGACCGACTGGTTCCTAGAGTTTAGAAGCTACCACAGGAAAGAAGGGAAGATTGTTCCAATAAAAGATGATATACTATCTGCAACGAGGTACGCAGTAATGTGTGCTCAGTTCGCCGTTGCTGGCACTAGCGGCGGTTGGCAGAACTATGATAATAAACCATTACCTATTAAAAACTGGAGTAACGTATAAATGGCTGAGACTATAACTAATGAATCTCTTGCTCAACTTGTCGGGCGAGAGCTAGACGCAGCCGACTCTTGGTCGAACGGAGACTTAGCTGACCAGCAGGCTGATGCCCTTGATTACTATTATGGCCAGCCTTTTGGTGACGAAGAGGATGGATTCTCACAGGTAGTTACACGAGACACCCTCAAGACTGTTGAAGGTATCATGCCTTCTCTGATGAAAATATTTACCTCTGATGATAACTTTGTAGAGTTTGAGCCGATGGGCGCAGAGGATGTAGAAGCAGCTCAACAGGCAACAGACTATTTGAATTATGTGTTCAATAAACGTTGCGATGGTTTTAATGTTTTATACACCTGGTTCAAAGATGCATTGCTAATGAAGAATGGCCTAGTAGAAGTCTACTGGGATGAGGATGAGATCTGCGATGTAGAGAACTTTAAAGAGATTAGCTTTGACGAGCTGCAGGTTATTGAAGCTGATGAGAACGTAGAGATCATTGACAAAGAACCATGCGATGATCCTAACTACTATGACGTATCTGTTAAGCGTATAGACTATCGCGGTCGTCCTGTTGTCGAGAACATTCCGTCATCAGAGTTTCGTATCAAGGCTCGAAGCAAGAGCATTAAAGATGCTGACTTCGTTGCTCGCGTACAGGAAGTAAGCATTGGCTCTTTGGTATCTATGGGCTACGACAAAGAAGATATCTCTGAGGGACATCGTTCTAGTCTGATCAAGAACCAGGTAGAAGACGCTAGGTTTAATGACGTAGAGGAACCTGCTGACTTTACCAACAATACTGTCGTTGAATATATTAAATCATGGATACGTGTATTTGACGAAGAAGAAGGCCAGATGAAACTGTTTGAAGTACACTGTGTTGGTAATCAGGTACTTTACAAAGAAGAAATTGGTGTCATTCCTGTAATCAACCTGTCACCAATTATGATGCCCCATAAGTTTACTGGCGTTAGTGTTGCTGATCTGGTTAAAGATATTCAAGAGATCCGCAGCAAGATGTGGCGACATACTCTCGACAACTTAGCACTTACTAACGCTGGACGCTATGCAGCTGTTGAGAACCAAGTAAACTTACAAGACCTAATCGACAATCGTATCGGTGGCGTAGTACGTGAGAAAGTACAAGGGGCAGTACGTCAGCTTCCCGTGCCTCAGTTAGGCCAAGCTACCTTCCCATTCCTTAACGAGCTAGACAAGGAACGAGAAGATCGAGTCGGGGTGTCGCGTATGACCCAAGGTCTTGATGCTTCTGCTTTGACTAGCAACACTGCTGCTACTGCTGTTAACCAGGTAATGACAGCTGCTCAAGAAAAGATCCAGCTGATTGCTCGCATCTTTGCTGAGACTGGCGTTAAAGAAATGTTCTTGCAGTTGTATCGTTTGATCCGTACCCATCAAGACAAAGGGGACATGGTTAAACTACGTGGTCGTTTTGTCGAGGTATCTCCTTTTGACTGGAGCGACCGGTATGACATGACTGTTACTGTCGGGTTAGGAAACACTAACAAAGATCAACAGCTGTGGCATTTGAATAACATTTCAACTATGTTGCAACAAGTTGGTAATACTCAGTTTGGTTATCTTATCGGGCCGGAGCACGTACATCGCCTAGTCACTGAGTTTATTAAGAACGCTGGCTTTAAGAACCCTTCTGAGTTTATTGGAGATCCTCGTGAAATACAGCCTCCTCAACCTCAGCCTGATGCTGCTATGATTGCTGCTCAAGGCGAAGCTCAAAAAGACATGGCGGATGCCCAGCTCAAGCAAGTAGAAGCCCAGGCCAAGCAAGCGGAGGCTCAGATGAAGCAGGCCCAGTACCAGCTAGAGATTGAGAAGATGAAGCTAGAGCGCGATAAGTTTGAATGGGCTAAGAAGCGTGAGACAGCTGAGCTTGGACTAGAAGCAACTCAATCGCGCCCCGTTGGAATTGGTGATAATAAACTCGTAGGGAGGGATCGTGCTTAATGGATATACACATGAAGGCAGACAGAGCTAGGACGTTGCTGGCAGACGGGATACTAGACGAAGTGCTGATGGATATTCAAAACGATCTAAGCATTGCATGGCAAGCCTGTACAGATATCACAGAGAGAGAGAAGCTGTGGTATCTGCAGTCAGCCGTAGGCAAAGTATCTCAAGTCTTAGAAGGCTATGTATCCGCCAAAGACTTTGAAGATA